AATATGAGTCTGAACTATGGTGTGGATCCGTGCGCAACGAACCCAGCATATAGCCCATCATGTGCCAACTACGGTACCGTGCAATATAGTAGCAACCTAGTTTCTAATCCTACTGGATATGCTGTGTTTGGTGCCTCGATTGATCAGACATATGCTATCAATCAAGCACTCGGTCAGGCAGGCGCAGGCGCAACCATCCATGGCTTCCAGTGGGGATACACAGCAAACGCAAATGGTCCATATTGTGCATCGTGGTTTCTTTTTTGTCTCGACGAACGCACACCTAGCGTCACCACAAACGTGAACATTACAAGCAGTGCTGGAGCAAGTTTGTATAGTGTGGCACGCACATATACAAACAGTTACAACACAACGAGCTATCAATACCTCTTCCCAACAAGCCGAGCTATCAGTACACTAGGCAACTTTAATTTTACAGCAAGTACTAATGATGCTGCATATGTTGGTGATATGTGGAGCAAAGCTGTGTATACGCCAGACCCTTGCTCCGTCGATCCTTTAAGTAGCCAAAGCTGCCCAGGGTATACAGCTGCGTATACGACACAACAATGTACTATCAGTGCGCTATACAATACAGCATGCCCCGGGTATACAGTTGCATACTTCAACCAGCAGTGTACTAACAACCCACTATACAACCAATCATGCTCAGGATATGCATCTGCATACTTAGTACAGCAGTGTTCTATTAATCCTTTATACAGCACGACGTGTGCTGGGTACGAGACTGCATATTTCAATCAGCAATGCTCGTCGAATCCTCTATACAGCACTAGATGTAGTGGGTATTCGACTGCTTATCACGACCAGCAATGTTCACTTAATCCGCTATATGCATCAGATTGTAATGGGTATACACAAGCATACCACGATCAGCAATGTTCACTGAATGCATTATACGCTCCTGACTGTCCTGGTTATGCGGCCGCATATAAAACACAGCAATGCTCGGCAAATGCATTATACGCGACGGATTGCCCTGGTTACGACCAAGCATATCTCAATTCTCAATGTATTAGAGACTCACTCTATAGCCCGCTGTGCGAAGGGTATAAAACTGCATATGCAATTAAGTATCTAACGAATCTCAATCCAGCCGTAACGACTGCTGTCAATCAGCAGTTGACTGATAACGTCGAGGCTGCTAAAGCAGCACAAACGATGACGGTCGCTGACCCAGTAAGTAGTGCCACTACTAATACACCAAGCTCTACAACGTCTGCTGCGTCCGTATCACCGACAGCTACAATTTCGACAATCAAACCTGCTCCATCAGCCGCATCTCCTACTGGCGTTGTTGCTCAAGCCGACCCAAAAAAGGAAGACAAAAAGTCTGACGACAAACCGCAAGGTGGTCCACAGGGAGGAGAGCAGAAGGCAGAAGGTCCGAAACCGAAAACTGCTAGAGAAGAGATTGCTGCCAAGCGCGAAGAGGCTGCAAAGAAAGAAGCTGTGGCAAAGGGTAAGGACCTAGCTAATCAGATGGGCCAAGCAGCCGATCTTGAATCACAGAAGGCAATTCAAAACGTAGTTATTCAGGCAATGGGGTTCACGCCTGGGTTTGATCAGTATGGTAGAGGTGTAGTTCCAGACGCGCAGTTCTATCGTCCATTTAGCGTCTATGGTGGTCAGAAAAATATTGATAATCGTACAGGTCTCCGGATGTTTGGAGGCAGTGATAGAGTGCATGAAGAAATGATCGATTCACAATATCAAATAGGAAAATAAAATGTCAGAAGAAAACAATAAGCCCGACGACGAGCTAGAAGATGCAGGGAGTGTGTCTGAAGAGTCGACAGAAGATGAGGTTGTTGAAGAAGTCACTGAGGGGGAAGAAGAATCGGTGACTGATGAAATTGCTGGTGCATTGGCTGGTATGGCTGCTGCTGCAGCAACTCGCAAGGGTGGAAAGAAGCCAACTAAGGCCGTTGGTAAGACTACTAAAGGCAAGACAACTAAGCCGAAAGCTCCAGCAGCAAAAACAGCAGTCGCTAAGCCTAAGATACCAGCTGGTACTGTTGATATCAACGCTGAGGTTGAAAAGCTCCAAGGTCTCGCCGATAAGAATAAGGTGTGGACTGTTGCTGGATACAGCTTTACCCCAGCGAAGTTGATGATACTTGGAACGATCCTATCTACTGCTCTTGGCAGTCTGTATGGTGCCTTTGAGGTATACAAAGACTATCAAGATATGAAAGTTAAGATCGCAAAGTATGTTGCGCCAGATCTATCGGAGATCTATAAGAAGGTTGAGATTGCTGAACAGAATTCTGAAAAGTCTGTTCAATATACGCAAGACATTAAAAACGATTTGAAGAGCGATATCCGTCGCTTAGAGAGTGTAGTTGATAATGTTGAACGTGGTGCTAAGCAATCTGCGCGTGAGTCTGATCTTGCAGTACGCGATGTCCAACAAGAGCTTCGTAAGAATAGCAAAGAGACCGATCAAGCGATCAAACAAGTACAACGTGAAGTTGATGTTAAGATCCAAAAAGCTCTTGACAACCCACTTGCCAAATAAGCTATCGCTTTAAGTTGTAGCTATTCCCATCAGCCCTAGCATCTAGGTAGTGGCTGTCGTTTCTGTGATAGAGCTGCTTGCTCCATTGACTGTCTTCGGATGGTTTGTGGAAAGCAGCTCTCACTTTTTGCATAATGTAATTGATGAATTTACTCATCCTGACCCTTGTCAATCCACTCTTTCGATTTAATCAAACCATAGAGTATTCCGCCAACGATGATTATGGACACTATATACCCCATGTTAATCTCCTTTGAAATATATAGGCAATGAGTGAAAATAATTGGACGTATAATGGTGCTCTTTTTGAGGAACCAGATCCAGAGCATTATGGTTTTGTATACTTAATTACCAATACCCAGACGGGTAAGATGTACATTGGTAAGAAAGTGTTCTGGTTTAAAAAGACCAGACAAGTCAACAAGAAGAAAAAGAAATTCCTTGCCCCAAGCGATTGGAAAGAGTATTATGGTTCCTCACCTGCTCTGAACAAAGACGTCGATCAATTTGGCAAAGAGATATTCAAACGAGAGATCATTCACCTTTGTGCTAACAAAGGTCTCGCATCCTATTACGAAGCATTGGAGCAATTCCAACGGCAGGTTCTCTTCAATCCAGAAATGTATTATAATGACTGGATCATCCTCAGAGTCCATAGGAAGCATGTATTAAATGAAACAGCAAAGCGGAATCCCGTACAATCTTCCGACAGTACCTCCAACACAGTCGCTAAAACGCGACGACGTCAGAATTGACGTCTACCGTCAAACGCATGGTTATGAAATATTCCAATACACGGGCAACAACCAACCACAAAGACTGGCTATGACGTTTCAGCAGATGGATAATTTTTTACAACTTATGTGTCAGGCTGGATTTGAGGAGGCATAATGGACTTCGTTGTTAGTGCGTTAGTGTGCTGGTTTCTAGTCAGCTTTGCAATCAAATTCATCGAAAGTTATGGTGAAATTGAAAAAGAGTACGAAGAAAATTCCACACCAAAATACGTTTCGATGCAGATATCCGTTGAACGTATCAAAGAAATGTGGTATGGTTGGTTCATCGATCCTGAAACAGAGAACGAAGTGTTCGTTGCTCAGGGTGAAACGTGTAGCCACGCAATCAACAATTGCGTGGAAAGGATCCGTCAAAAGAATCCCGAATACACTGTATTATTTAAATTCAGAGTGAAATATGATGACCAGTCAAGCATACAAGGCCAAGCCGAACGTCACGATAGTCAATAAGCTATCGGGCGCTACCGTGCGTGGCGATATAATCAATGAAGATACCATCGACGGTAAGAGTTTTTATGTAATGAAAGTTCCACCACGCACGGTGCCGCTCCGGTACTTCAAGGACGCGTGGTCGATTCAAAAAGGAAAGAAGTGATATGACAACTCCGATTACAGCACCTATTTTCAATACGCCTGAAGGTCGTGAGTGGATCAGGTCTGCTCTGCACGATGGTCCACTCGAAGTCGTCTTTACTAAGAAGGATGGTACTGAACGTACGATGTATTGCACCTTGCAAGAAGGTGTGGTCGTTCCACACGAGAAGACAACAGACCGTGTAAAGGAACCAAACCTCGATGTGCTCGCTGTCTGGGATCTTGAAAAGCAAGCATGGCGTTCTTTCAAGTTGAGTACGATTCTCCGTGCATCCTTTGGCGATGTGTGGCCCCGTCCATGATTGAAAAGAAAGATGTAGGCATCACTTTTGGTGCCTTTGACCTTTGCCATGCTGGCCATGTGATAATGTTCGCTGACTGCAAGCAGCATTGTGAATACTTGATAGTCGGCCTGCAAGTTGATCCGAGTCTAGAACGCGACACAAAGAATCGACCAGTACAATCCTTGTATGAACGATTCTTGCAATTGCAGGCAATCAAGTATATCGATGAGATTATTCCATATACATATGAACATGAAATCATTCAGATACTGATGACACGTGATATTGATGTTCGATTTGTTGGTGCAGATTATATCGGTAAGGATTTTACTGGCCGAGAGTTCTGTTTCGAAAAGCAGATCGACATTTGCTTCACCAACAGAGATCATCCATTCAGTACAACTGAGTTGAGAAAACGAATTCAAAACAACCCTTCGAAATAATTATGAGCGTATTTGCTACCGATGAACTGAGCGCCAATGCTAATGGCGGCACAGAATTGATGAAACGTGGGCTCGAGCAACGACTCGATCCAGAGCTACTAAAACACTTCCATATTACAGCTAGCCGGTATCGTGGCGGCGACCCCAACAAAATCAACCTATACTGGTTGCACGACCTTCCAGGCGATCCTGAATCGGCCCATCTTGCTAATGGTGGCTGGAACAACTTTGAAAAGTTGATCTTCGTATCGAACTGGCAATTCCAAGCATATCAACTATACTACGGCCTTCCTTGGTATAAGTGCATTGTGTTGCAAAATGCGATCGAGCCAATCCCTGCTGTAGAGAAGTCTAAAGACAAAATTAAGATCATATACAACACAACGCCACACCGTGGACTGGAGATCCTCGTTCCAGTGTTTGATGCGCTTTGTAAGCGCTTTGATAATATCGAACTCGATGTGTTCTCATCCTTCGCAGCTTATGGATGGGAGGAGCGCGATGAGCCATACAAAGAGTTGTTTGAAGTATGCAAAACGCATCCTAAGATTAATTATCATGGATATCAACCAAATGATGTCGTGCGTCGAGCGCTGGCCGAATCACACATCCAAGCATACCCATCCATCTGGTCTGAAACGTCCTGCATTGCATTGATGGAAGCAATGAGTGCTGGTTGTCTGTGTATCCATCCAAACTTTGCTGCGTTGCCAGAGACGTCTGCAAACTGGACTTGGATGTATCAGTGGCACCAAGATAAACGCGACCATGCCAACATGCTGTATGGTTACTTGACTAATGCTATCGATAACTACTGGACAGAAAGTGTTCAAACGCGTGTAGCAGGCCAAAAGTCATATGCTGATGTATTCTATGGGTGGGAAATGCGTAAACACCAATGGAACGCCTTGTTGATGAGCATTCTTCAAGAAAAGAAGATTGAATATACACCAAAGGATTGATGGTTGACTTTAAACGTCAATAATCGTACAATCGAAGAATGATTATTGTTGATATTAACCAAACGATGATTGCTAACCTGATGGTTCAGATTGGCAATCATACGAACATGGAGTTGCATGAGGATCTTATTCGTCATATGGTCCTTAATGCACTCCGTAGCTATAAACAGATGTATCCTCTCGAGCGAGAGATGATAATCGCATGCGACGATAAGAAGTACTGGCGACGTCAGGTATTTCCTGCATATAAAGCAAACCGCAAAAAAGCACGCGAAGAGTCCGAGCTTGACTGGAACCAAATCTTTACAATCCTAAATAAGATTAGAGATGAGCTCAAAGCTCATTCACCTTATAAGGTAGTGATGGCTCCTGGTGCAGAAGCAGATGATGTAATTGGTACGCTGTGTATCAAGTACGGTTCGTTTATCCAGTCTGCGCGTACAACTGAAGCAATCCACATCTTGTCTGGTGATAAAGATTTTGGTCAACTACAAGTATATTCTAATGTCCACCAATTTGATCCTGTCCGTAAGAAGCAGATCAAGACAATCGATCCATACAAATACCTGCGCGAGCATATCCTCAAGGGTGACCGCGGTGATGGTATTCCTAACATCATGTCTCGAGACAATTGCCTTATGGAAGGCGAGCGTCAAAAATCACTCCCAACAAAACGCATCGAATACTTGTCAGGTTTTGTCGACCTGTCTAAAGTACTTCCGTCCGATCAATATGCAAACTTCAAACGTAACGAGCAACTGATCGACCTCCACATGATTCCAGAAGATATCACAACTGCAATTTTACATGAGTATGATACGCAGACTCCCAAAGACCTCGAGGTGTTCAGACAATACCTACGCGATCATAAATTGAAAACATTAGAAGAAAGAATTAGTGAGTTTTAATATGAGACTTGGCATTTTCCAAATCCTTGAGAAGGCAGCCGGACAAAAAGCATCTGCTGATAAGATTGCTGTACTACATGCGAATGCTGGACCAGCACTTTATACAATTTTAAAATACGCCTATGATCCTAACATTGTTTGGGACCTACCAGAAGGCATACCTCCATACAAACCATGTCCGTTTCCAGCTCAGGAAATGAGATTGATGTCGGAGATTCGTCGCCTATATTTGTTTATCAAGGGCGGCAATCCTAACCTCACAAAACTACGTCGTGAGACGCTTTTTATCGAATTATTAGAGTCTGTACATCCAGACGATGCATTGGTCCTGATTAGCATTAAGGACAAGAAGCTGCCATACAAAGGTCTGACAGTTAAGCTAATCAAGGAAGCGTTCCCAGGTTTGATCGAGGAGCTACCTGCAAATGATGAAAAAGCAAAATCATAAAGATAAGTATAAGGCGGACTACCAAGAGCAGTCCGAACACGGAGGTCACTACTATAGGAAGTTCAGGACCTCTAAACAGAACAAAGCCAATAATGCTCTTGACCGAGCTTTGCGGCAGCGTGACTTTGCTAAGATTCGTGATGATGATGAGCAATATGATTATTATTAATTTATTAAGGAAAGATGAAAATGTGGCATTCTAAATTTATGGCTTGGATTGAGCAAAAATTGATTGACATCACAACCAAGCTCTACATCAAGCGTAGAGAAGTACTCCCACCAGCCGTTGAACAAACAGCTCCTACCATGGACCCAACTCCAGCAGTAGAGCCAGTTGTTAAGAAGCGTACGTTTGTTAAGCGCACTGAGCCAAAGATCACCAAGGCTACTCCTACAAAGAAGACAGCTGTCAAGGCTCCAAAACAACCAGCTGCTAAGAAGCCAGCTACCAAGAAAGCAACTGCAAAGCCAGTTGCTAAAAAGCCAACAACTAAAACTCGCAAGGCAGCAAAATAAATGCCAATGTATACGTTTAGAGATACGAAGACGAACGAGATCTTCGATATCTTTCTAAGCCTACGTGAGTATGACCTTTATAAAGAGGAACATCCAGAGCACGAGCGGTACTTTGATGCTGCCAGTGCTCCCTCGGTGGTGTCGGGTGTTTCTGTGACTAATAAGACCTCTGATGGATTCAAGGAGGTCTTATCAAAGATCTCTGAGGCCCATCCTGGGTCCGACTTAGCTGAAAATCATGGACGTAAGTCGATCAAGCAAGTTCAGACTGAACGAGCTGTTCGCAAGTGGAAGAGCACTACTGGAGGACTAACGTAACACAGGGAGATTCAATGGCGACCAAAAGATCGAATAACAATTTGCAGGTAGTGTCATCGTATGATGATTATGACGCAAAGCCACACAAAGATAACAAGCGTAGTGAGAACCACGGGCACAATGCGCTGAAGATCAAACTCGATCACTTAAACACATTTGATCCGTTAACTGAGAATCAACGGATATTTTATGATGCATATAAGAGAGGAGACTATTTCGTTGCCTTGCACGGAGTAGCTGGTACTGGTAAGACATTCATTGCTTTGTATAAGGCATTGGAAGAGGTACTTGATAAGTCTAATCCATTTAAGAAAATCATCATTGTACGCTCTGCAGTACAGTCTCGTGAAATGGGACATCTGCCAGGTGACGTTGATGAGAAGATGGAGATCTATCAACAACCATATGTACAAATTTGTGAAACCCTATTCGACCGAAAGGACGCCTACCAAAGATTATCCGAACAAGGATACATCGAATTCATTTCCACTTCATTCATTAGAGGTATGTCATTTGATGATGCTATTATCATTGTCGATGAAATGCAAAACCTTAACTTCGAAGAAATTGACACAGTTATGACTCGTGTTGGTTATCGCTCCAAGATTATTTGGTGTGGTGACTACAGACAAACAGACTTGAAAAAGAACACCGACAAGTCTGGTCTCTTGAAATTCTTTGAAGTAGCTAATAGAATGAATGCATTCACTAAGATCGAATTCAAAGTGGAAGATATCGTGAGAAGCTCGCTCGTGCGAGAATACATTTTGGCTAAACTAGATTATGAAGACACAACAGGGAAGTCCCTTTCATCGTGAAGAGCTAGACGTCATCGATCTTGATACTGTCTCGATCGATGGCAAGCGTTATTATAAAACACCAGACGGGAGCATCTACCCGTCTGTCACCACAGTGACCTCTTCTTTCAAGAAAGATTACATCGAAGCTTGGAAGAAGAGAGTGGGCGAAGAAGAGGCCGCAAAGGTCTCTCGTCGTGCATCAGCACGAGGTACTGACCTCCATACTATATGTGAAAAGTACACATTGAACGATCCACACTATACACGTGGAATGATGCCAAACATTATTGAACTGTTCACCAAGATTAGACCCATCATTGATGAGAACGTAGGAACGATCTATGCAAATGAGATTGCCCTATTCTCACATGAGTTGAAGACTGCTGGTCGAACTGATATGTTTTGTCAGTTTCAAGGGATCAACACGATCGTTGACTTTAAGACATCATCGCGCGTGAAGAAGGAAGAGGACATCGAAGACTACTTCATTCAAGCAACAACATATGCAATGATGTTGGAGGAGATGTTCGAACACAAAATCGTCGTACCGCAATTGGCGATTGTAATGACAGTTGCTGATCATGGTGAGCCTGGTTTATTGTTCGTCAAACAAACATACCCATATCGTTCTAAAGTACGCAAGCTATTCAACGAGTACCATGAGAACAACCCAATGCCAAATTACAACAACCTGTTGACAGAATAATTTGGACAAAGTATAGTGGTGGTTATCCTTAGTTGGATATTTTGAAACTTTTATTATGAAGGAATGAGCATGTCAACTACAGTTGCTAAGAGTGAGAAGAAAGCCAAAGCATTTGAAATCTTTGAAGCAAACAAAGAGAAGAAGTC